GGCAGGGGCTTGGTAGTTTGCCCCGAAGCGGGCTTCCAGCCTGTCCATTTGCGTATCATTCATCATCGTCATCGTTTTTGTCCTCCCTCAAAATTTTTTTATATTCTTGCCAGCTTTTGCCGGGTAACACGTCAAATATATGTTTCACAATCTCTTCTGTTTCGTCCAAAACACTCATTGTTTCCTCTCCTTAAGCAGCCAGCCACTTGTCGCAGCCGTTTGATACGGTCTGCCGTGCGTTCAAAACCTCAAGATCAAAATCCGGGTTGTTCGCGTCGATTTCTAACTTTTCCGCAAGTGTCAAATCGTCCATGTTGTCAATGTACTCGGCGAATTGACAAACCAGATTGATGTTGTCAAAGTAAGTTGCCGTTTCCTCGTATTTCCAAAACAGGCGATTCAGTTTTGATTTGAGATTTTTCATTTTTTTGACCTTGCTTTGTTTTAAAGATATCCGTAAAAAATATTTCCGGCACCGTCTAACCATAGCTTATCTTTTCCGGCAATCTCATCATTGGAACACTCAACATAGTTCTCGTCTGGAGCTTCGTTGGCGACACAATGAGTAATTTGTGTTGTTTCGTAATTTCTTGTGATGAAGCTTATATTTTTGAATGTTTTCATTTTTTGACCTCGTTTGTTATCTTATAAAAATAAATTAAAACAAAAATTGTTATATGTCAACACAAGAATAACAAAAAATGTTTTTAGTGTATAAAAAATAACAAATTTTGCACTAACGCTATGAAAACAAACGATATTTTTTTGAGTTGAGTTTCAGAACAGGGGTGAAAAATCGGAAAAAGGCAAAAAAAAATACCGCCCGAAGGCGGTTTGTTGTTTTGCTCTTGACTAAAAACAAAAATTGTTATATTTTCTTCGCAGGAGGATAAGATGACACTTAAAGAATATTTGCAGAAACAAAATAAAAATATGTACGAAGCGGCGCGAGAGCTTAATTTTCACCCAAATGATGTGCGGCGATATGCTATCGGAGAAATTATTCCCCGTGCTGAGCGGGTAAAGAAAATTTATGAATGGAGTGGCGGACTGGTTACCGCCAACGATTTCTACTTTTCCAACGAAAACGGGGGAGCGAAAGAAAAAATATGAAACAATACGGAATGCCATACATGGGAAGCAAATCAAAGATTGCCGAAGATATTGTGGAATTTTTGCCAAGTGGCAAACGTTTTGTCGACCTTTTCGGCGGGGGCGGGGCTATGAGCCATTGCGCCGCTTTGTCCGGAAAATATGAAACGGTTTATTATAATGAAATAAACCCGCTTGTTGTTGATTGTTTCTGTAAAGCGATTGCCGGGGAATATAAAAACGAAACGCGGTGGATAAGCCGTGAGGACTTAAAAAACCTTAAAAATGTTGACGGATATGTAAAGCTCTGCTGGAGCTTTGGGAATAAAGGGGATTGCTATCTTTATGCGAAAGAAATTGAGCCCTGGAAAAAAGCTTTACACTATGCCCGAGTTTTAGGCGATTGCAGCCTATTAAAAGAATTTGGCATTGATTCAAACGGCAGCAGGCAGGATATAAAAACCAACAAAGATGAATACAAAGAAAAATATATAAAATGGTATTTGAAAAATATATGCCTATCAGATGTCGATTTTAACTGCCTTAAAAACGATTTGGATAAAAAGATAAAAGACCAGAAAGAAGAACTGCGGCAATATTTGTGCAACGCGTTGAAAGAATCGGGCTTAACGGCGGCGGAAGTTGACCGGCGGTTAAACACACAGATGTCCAAGCATTACTTCGGGCGTTCGCAGTGGGAGTTTCCTACCCGTGAAGAATATAATAAAATGCGCGCTTTTATGCCGCTTAAGCCTTATGACGAGGTTTACGGTTATCAAGAGTTGCTGGAAAGTCTGCAAAGTCTGCAAAGGCTGGAAAGGCTGGAAAGGCAGCAAAGTCTGGAAAGGCTGCAAAAAAGTCTGGAAAGTCTGGAAAGGCTGGAAAGTCTGCAAAGTCTGCAAAGGCTGGAAAGGCTGCAAAGTCTGGAAAGGCTGGCTAACTTTGGAAAGATACAAATAAATTGCGGCTCTTATTGGGATTATGAGTATAAGGACGGCGACGTTGTTTACTGCGACCCTCCGTACGAGGGAACAGCCGGTTATAATGAAAATGTTATGATCAGAATTGAAAAATATTTTGGTGAGAATGGAAGACTATATTTTTCTAAACAAAAAGCAGCCGCTTTCGATTCAAAGGCTTTTTACAACTGGGTCGCCGCCGCTCCATTTCCGGTTTATTTTTCAAGCTACGAAATAAGCGATAGCCGTTTTTATCCGCTTTGGCAAAAAGAGAAAGCGCAGCTCTTAAGCGGACAAGGGAGTGGTAAAAAGAAGCTGGAAATAATCTATTCAAACCACCCTTGTCCCCCGTGTGGAACGGTGCAAATGATGTTATTCCCGGAGGCCGCGCAATGACAGAACACACGCTGCAATCGCAAATTGTCCGTATTCTCCGGGGTGCCGGTTTTATCACCATCGACGGCGACGTGATGTCTGCACTCAGGTATCTGCCGGCGCGTGACAACCGGCGGTTTCTTTTCATCAACCAGCACAATCAAATGGGCTATACCAAAGGACAGCCGGACTTGATTGTCTTGCTGCCCAAAGGGCGTGTTTTGCTCGTTGAGATGAAAAACGGCAAACTCGGACGGCAGCGTTTGGAACAAAAGAAATTTCAAACCGAAACGGAAGCGCTGGGGCACGATTACCGCGTCTGGCGTTCGGTTGAGGATGCCGTTGCCTTTGTCAGAGAAGAAAGGGGTAAATTGTGAATCAGGCGGAAAAATTATTCGGGAAAAGTAAAACCGACAAATGGGTGAGGGAAGCCCTAAAGCAGCACCCGCTGATGACGGACGAGCAGCTTCTGAAATTTGAAAAAGCCGTATTGGAGATTGCCGCTCATGAGCGTGGCAATCGAAAAAAAGCGCAAGAACTTTTAGTGCGAATTGTGGCTGAAAAGATAGAAAGGGGAATATGATGAAAAAGTGCAGCGCATGTGGCATGGCAAAAGATGAAAGCTGTTTTGCAAGTAAAAATCACTACTGCCGAAATTGTCAGGCAGAGATGTATAAGTTGGGCTTAAAAGCGACGGAATACCGAACATATCTGACTAAACAGCCAAAAATTGAGAACACCTGCGGCGGGATTGTTGCCCGCTGGGTGAAGTATACCAAGCCGGGGGAAAGCAAGTGGAGCATTGAGAACACGGTAACCGACTCGCACCGGTTCGGCGACGATAAACAGGAATTTTTGAGCGTTTTGAAAAACCAACTGGCAGGGGAGTAGGGAAGATGGATTGGATAAAAATACCTACGGATAGTATCTTATATTCTGAATTTAAGGATTCCGAATTACTTGTTATAATTAAGTATCAGGCACTTTTTTGTCAGCTTGAAAAAGAACCAAGTGAAGCACAGTTGAACAGAATTTTTAATAAAAAAGAGGTGAAGTTAATTCAAAGTTATAAAGAAGTCGTTCAAGAGTTGTGTGAAAATCAGATAAATTCGGTTGCAAAAAAAAGAAATAAAGATAAAGAAAATTATAAACAAAAACAATTTATTGCTAAAAATTCCGCTAGCGAAACGAATGCGGAACGAATACGAAACGTCGGAGTAGATAAGATAAGAGAAGATGCGGAAAGTGAAAATAAAGAAAATTCCCCCCACACCCCCCATAAAGAAAATATAAAAATATCTCCTAACGGAGATACAAAAAGTTTTTCCGATGAGTTTCTGAATTTCTGGAAATTTTATCCCAAGCAACGTGCCGGGAACAAGCAGAAGGCGTATGCCGCCTATTGCCGGGTTTTGAAAGAGAGGCGAGCCACAAGCCAGGAACTGCTGGCGAGCGTGAAAGAATACGCAGAAAGCCGCGAAGTGGCGAGAGGCTTTGCCAAAGGATGCGCTGCGTGGCTGAATGATGATCGGTTTGCGGTTGAATACGAACCGGAGGAGACTGACAGTTATGTTTCACCGGAAATACCCGTATGTTGCAATTCCCCCTCCCGCTCCCCGTTGCCGGCCTCAACAGACGGCATGTACGATTGGTGGCTGGATGGAACACAGGAGAACCGGGCATGACTGAGGAGCAGTTGAGAACAGACCGGGAACGCGAGTTAATTTCCCGTTTG